CGTCTCTTCTCTTGATATTTTAGATCTTCTTCTGAAAAAAGAGATTGTTTTTTTACTTTCTTATTGTTTTGTAACAATACAACAAGATCCATGTTGTTTGCAGATATAACATCCTCATTTATAGTTGTCATATTACTACAACCACAACAAATAATCTTACTTGATTGTCCTTGCAACTCCTTTCCACAAGCAGTGCATCTTACTGTAATCATTGTTCTGTAAAATAATCTTTTCTATAGTAACGTCCTAAGATGTTACTGTTATAATATTTTGGAGTACCATCTTCTAGAGTCTCCTGTAATACATTATTTAAAAATAATTGTTTAGTCTCTTCGTAGTTTACTTTCCCTAGGGTTGCATGGAGGGAGAGGATTTCTCTCTTGAAGTTTTGTTTACCAAATTGTTTAACATCGGCTTTAAGCTCTGGAGAACTTCCGTAGTATTTTTTCCAGTCACTCTCAGACGTAACTCTCCGTTTACTTTTGCCACTTCTAGGCTTTCGTTTTTGTACGAAGTATTTTCTGCCGATGTATTGCTTGCTAGTTTGAAGATTAGTAATCCTGTAGACGAAACCGAACTTACCGTCAATGTCGTCAGAAGTAAAAGTTGAACCTTGATAGGTCCAGGGGTTCTCATAATCTCCTTCACCCACTGCGGTCTTTGCGGTGGTTTCCATCCTAAAATTTTCATCATTCGTCTATATTTATATCTTATTTAGATACCGCTATCCTTATACTTCTTTATACTCTCTTCCCATTCACTCATAGAAGATTGTAACTGTCCATTATTTTCATCTGGATAATCTACTACTATACCTTTGATCCTTCTCCATTCATTATGCATTGCACCCAGTATCCATGAGGATGAAAGTGAGTCAGGACCTTTCTCCAATAACTCAACCTGTCTCTTAGTTAATTGTCTGCCTTTAATATCAATGTATTCAGACCTCCAATTACTATCATCATAATCTTTTATCATAATTTAAATCCTGCAAATGTATCTTTCTTTACATCCTGTTTGATGCTACCCACCATATAAGATTCAACTTCTGTTTCCTGTGGTGCAACTTGCATACCTTTAGAGGATAACCAATGTGCTGTCCAAGGTAATGGGTTATTCTTAAGAGGAACATCATATACTGGTTTCAATCCTATTGATTTTAATCTACGATTAGCAGTCCACTCAACATAATTTTGTAGTAGTTTATCATTCAAACCAATAATAGATCCATCTTTAAATAGATAGTTCGCCCAATCTTTTTCTTCTTCTACACAATCAGTAAACATTTTATATACATTTTCCTCTTCTTCTTTAATTATCTCTAACATATCAGGGTCATCACCCTTTCTCCAGTTGTTCAAAATGTTTTGAGTGATAGTCATGTGTTGTGACTCGTCTCTTGCAATAAGAGATATGATTTTAGCAGATCCTTCCAAGAGTTTAAGTTCACCAAAAGCGAAGGAACAAGCGAAGGATACGTAGAATCTAATTCCTTCAAGGATGTAGACATTAGCAACTGCTCTATAAAGTTTACGTTTTAAATCTCTAAGTGTCCATTTAGATGTTGGAGACTCTCTCCAATCTGGTTTCCACATGTTACTTTGATCATACTCATGTGCATAATTAATGAACTCATCATATGCTTTGGTCACTGACTCAGCACGTTCAAGTATCTTTTCATCATCAAGTATAGTATCAAAGACCTCTGATGGATCTGGATATACATTCTTAATGATGTGGGTGTATGACCTACTATGAATCATCTCCATAGTTTGCCAGATATTCATACATCCTTCCAGTTCTGGTAAAGAACAGTAAGGTGCAAATGCCATACCAGGTGCTCTACCTTGTACAGAATCTAATAGAATCTGATACTTCAAATTAGAAGTAAAGATATGCTTCTGAGCATTGTTTAACTGTGGATAGTCTCCCCTATCCTTTTGTAAGGATACTTCTTCTGGTCTCCAAAAGAAACCTAACTGTGTTTGTGTTAACTTATCAAAGATAGGATACTTAAACTTATCATATCTTTGTACTCCTAATGGAGGACCAAAGAACATCTGTCCTTTAGTAGTATCAACAGCTTTCGTATTGAATACTGTCATACCTTTCGGTTCATTAGATAGCACAACTGTCACAGGCTTCCTCCTCTGTTGAAAATATGTCGGTTAATAAGTTGGATATCGCTTTATTATTATCTTCTGGTTGATCATCCTTCCAACCAATAGGATGAGATGGTTCATCTATGTCAGTCTTCGTATCATATGTGTTCTGATAATACGATGTCTTCCATCCATATTTAAAAGTTGTTAACAAATCTTGTGCCATTACTGAAGTAGGAACCTCAGAGTTCTCATAATGAAGTGGGTTATAAGACCAGTTTCCAGAAATTGCTTGATCAAAGAACTTTTGCATAACAGCAACAATATTAATATACCCAGTATTGCCAGGCATATCCCAAAGTAACGTGTAATTGTTCTTAAGTGTTGCGTACTGTGGAACAATTTGTTTAAGAGGACCCTTCTTAGATTTCTTAGTTGAGATAAGATCTCTTGGTGGTTCAATACCATTGGTGGCATTTGAAACAACCGAAGAAGACTCTGATGGCATCTGTGCAGATAGTGTGCTATGCCTGAGTCCATGATTGTATATCTCTTCTCTAAGTCCTTCCCAATCATAGTTCAACTTGTTTGGTACAAGTTCATCTACATCCTTTTTATATGTGTCAATAGGTAAAATCCCATCAGCATATTTAGTTGAATCAAAATATCCACATGGTTCTTTTTCTTTCGCTAATGTGTTAGATGACTTGAGTAAGTAGTATTGAAATGCTTCTGCTAAATCATGTGTTAGTTGCCATGCTTTAGGATCTTCATACTTAACACCTTGCTTGGCAAGATAGTGTGCAAGACCAATAAATCCTACCCCTATAGAACGCCTTGAGAGGGTGCTTAAACGTGCTGCATCCACTGGATAACCTTGATAGTCTATCAACTCATCTAAGGCACGTACAGCGAGGTCACAGAGTTCTTCTAGTTCATCAAGGTGTCGTAGTTTTCCTACATTAATAGCAGATAGAATACACAATGCAATCTCACCATCTCCATCTATATGTTGAATGGGATCTGTAGGTAATGTAATCTCCTGACATAGGTTACTCATAGTAACTCTATCTTTAAAAGATGAGTGCTCATTACAATGATCTATATTCATGATATAGATACGTCCTGTCTCTGCTCTCTCCTTAAGAAGATCTAAGATAAGTTCCTGTGCTCCAATAGTTTTTCTTGGAACTGAACTATCTTGTTCATATGTAACATACAGGTCATCAAATTTATCAGTACCAAAAACATCATACAAACCTGGTACATCATGTGGAGAGAAGAGACTTATCTCTGCATCTTCTATGAATCTCTCATAGAATAGTTTACTGATCTGTATACTATAGTCTAGTTTTCTTACTCTGTTGTCTTCAGTTCCTTTATTGTTCTTTAAAACAATGATGTCTTCTATTTCTTGATGCCAGATGGGGAAGTGGACAGTCGCTGATCCACCTCTAATGCCATTTTGAGTGCAGCATCTGACAGTGCTTTCAAACTTTTTGAGGAACGGTATGACACCTGTGTGTTGAACTTCTCCATCCCTGATTTTAGCGTTGATCCCACGGATTCTACCTGCGTTGATACCGATACCAGCCCTTTGAGCAACGTAGTAACCAATAGCCATGTCACTACTGAAGATGCTATTGAGGGTGTCATCAACATCAACAAGAACACAGCTAGCAAATTGTCGTAGAGGGGTGCGAACTCCCGCCATGATCGGTGTTGGGATGTTGATTTTGTGTTTGCTGATTGCGTCATAGTACCTCTTGATGTAGTCCAACCTAATTTCTGGTTTGTATTCTTGAAATAATGTAGTAGCAATCAACATATACATGTACTGAGGAGTCTCAAAGACTTCATTACTACTCCTATCTTGTACTAGATACTTGTCAACTACCTGACGAAGACCTGCATAAGTAAAAAGATAATCACGATCATGATCAATCCAAGAATCAATCTTGT